CCCCACACAAACAGATATATTTTAGATTATTAATAAAATAGGATAGATGAATCAATATTCATCCTCAGACTCACTGAGCTGATCCTCAGCAAATCCTCCAAGGAGATCATACAGATCTGGTGATGTCACGTTTAGATATCTCGTTAGCCTATCAATGGTGTTGTAGTGTCTCTTGGACCTTGAGAGAGATGTTATTGTGGATTCCAAGTTATCTTGACTTTTACCAGTCAAAGTAGAGATTCTGCCGATGATGTAGCTCTTCAGATTCAGCAGGAGTTTCTGATCACCCTCATTGTTCTGAATTGCTGACAGTACATGAAGGGCATAATCAGGAAGATTCTTTGGAGCTTCAGATCTTATGGAATTAGACTTGAAGAATAGATCAAGAATCCTGTTCATAAAAGCAACATTTAGTCTTAGATTAGTTAGAGTATAAAAGTCTCTTTTTGATTTCCGTATTTTGTTCTCACCTAATGCTTTGACAAAACCAAGAACCTCCTCTTCCTGATTGGCAGTCTCCCAGTCATATTCTTTGGTATAATCATCGGCCCAATTTGTTTTTATTAGGCTATCTGAAGCTTGTTGAAACATCTCCATGATGGATTTACTGTTGTCCATGATGGTTCCTTGTCGAGCAAGATCTACTTTTAGCTGTTCATCATCATATAGCATATGATTTGGATCATCAATCCTCTCATAAGCAACTGGATTTCCAAATTCTTCATATTCATCCATGTATGATTGTATTTTAGATTTAGAATCAGTGGCAACAGCTTTCATATACTCTGGCTTCACATCGTTCTGCAATACAGATACAGCTTCTTTCCCATTGAATGGGAATAATCTTCCATTGAAGAACCATTGTCTCTGTTTGAAAAGTTTTGTGACCCTCAATCCATTAACAAAGATGTTGTTGTTCATTGATAGTCTCTTGGGGATCTCCACTGGATAATAATGGCCAGGATAATGACTCACAACAATCCTCCTTCCTTGGTTGTCCTTAAGTGATATTTGAGTCGACTCATCCTTCAACATCTCATAGTTTATGGTAAATATTGATAGATCCCTGATCTTTGAATATTTGAATCTAGGATTATACTGTATATTCAGTCTTGTTTTCTGTCTGACATTGGACTTGCTCTGGTAAAGAACCTTGCCCTGAGAATAGATATCCATCGGAGATATGTCTCTCACTGTGAATAGGTTACCATATTCAATCTGCATGATTTTGCAGATCCTATACAGTGCATGCTGGAAATCCCTTAGATCATTCACTCTGTTTACCTCCACATAATTGAATCCAGATGATTGCACAAAAATGAAGCATTCATTAGCATAATTAACTAGAACCTCAAGATTTCCAACCCATTGGCCAGAGGAGTCCTTCTTCTGTTTCTTTATGTATGTGTAACAGAGTTGCTCCCAATCTAACAACCTCTCGATAAATTCTGATTTGTCAAAAACCTTGGAAGCTAGCATTATGCAGATCTTCCTCATCTGTGAATCTAGCTTGTTCAGACTTTTGTAACCTCTCAGAGTGGTCTCGACAATTTCTTTCAATGTGGTATCGCCCATTTTAAACTCATCCAAGACATTCTCGTGGTGATTCTGGTTGATCAAAGAGCCTTGGATTTCCAGCATGAGTATGTTGAATGCTAGTTTTAGTCTATCAAATTCCACTGAGGGTGTCAAAGCAGAATCCAATATTGATTGCTCAACTTCAAAGTCCATCTCCATAATAGCTCCACTAAGATGATTGTATTTTTTTACATTAGATAAAGTCAGATTTAAGCTACTAGTTGATGGCCCACAAGCAAAGACTTGTGCTTTCTTCTGCACAGAAGATTTATAAAATTTTGTCATATAATAAAATAAATCAAGTGGCTTTACACCTGTCAATCTGCAGTTCTCAATGAATGATTCATATGATGTTATGTCGAATGGTATTGTCTTTCTCAATTCCATCACATCATCTCTTGATGCTTTGTTTGAAGTTCCGAATGAGGTTTCGAGTATATCTTTGAGTGAGTGATAGAAATTGTAATTATAATTGTTTAACACCCAGGATCTTATAGATTGTGAGAAGAGTTTCATTGTGTTCTTCTTCATTCCAAACACTTTGATATAACTCTTGACAACTTCGAAGGAGTTGTGTTGAGGGAATATTAAGGATTTAAAATCTTGGATGTTCACATCATTACTCTTGGCAATTTCTCTGAGTCTTTCAATATAATCTCTGAATGTCAGTTTCAACTTCACTTCTTCGCCCTCCTCATTTGATGACATCAGAGACCAAGCTTTTGCAGATTCAAATGCTGATAATCTACCTAAGTAAATCACTGGTGATGTTCTTCTTAGACTAGTGGATGCGCCCCTAGTATAAAGTTTTGAAGCAATAACTATGGCTGTCTCTTCAGGACTCATAGGACCTCGTATAATCAAGAAGGGATTTTCTGTGAGATATTTCTCAATTGACTCTGCTGATAAGTTCAACCTGGATTTCATGTTTTCCAGTTGCTTAACGAGACCTTGACTTATGTTAAAACTATCTTTTTTGAACAGGCCTTCATCATTATCAGGCAATATATTTCCATCCTCCTCAACTGAAATGCAGCTGGTGTACAACATCCTCAATATATCTTGTGGAGTATTTTTGTTTGTGAATACAAGATAATTGTGGAACTCTGGACCTATCATGTCTTGCACATCAGCATCGTATAATGGGTAGTTTCCAAAATCATAAGGTATAAGTTCTCGTGGTAGGTTGAAAATCATGGATGGATCATTAACCATGTGATCACCCGTTCTGAAGATCTCATCAAAATGAATTCTATTATAATAATGGGCCATCATACATAAATAAGAGGTTCCACCATTCTCCCTCAACTGTCTAATACGAGAATAAGACTCATTGATGAATTGTGTGCATGAATCTGTACCAATCATATCACAAGCTGCCATTGTGAATTTGACCACAGGCGACTGAACTTCTAAATTTGCCATATATGCCGAATTAAATTCATATATAACATGACCACTAGCTGATTTTATAGATAGCTCCATCGCATGCAGCCTTTCTGAAACAGCCGCACATTGCTCAAATAGCCTTGCTTGGAACACACAATCATCATAAGTAAGATCCATTGCTATTGTGTCACCTTTATCGTCAGAACCAACCCTAGTCTTCCAGTGAATGGACTGAGGTCTTCCTAGTTTCCTCAGACAGGTTTTGAACAGTTCATCTCTTAAACTTTGACAAGAGAGCGCTAAAACTGTTGAATTATAATGCAAAATCCCTTGACCCATGTTGCTCATGTTTGTTAACTTGGGCTTCAAGTCTTTCATGAATTCTTCTTTATAGTGCTGGAGATGAGCTTCTGGGTGCTCTACATCTTTATGTTTCATCCATTGCTCAACTAGCTTCTGAGGATATTCAATCTCCTTCATACAATGAGACATCATAACAAATTGACAGAGATTGAGCATTCCTTCAAGCTTATCTTTTCTCTGATTGTAGATTGGCAGGAAGATTGTCGGCAGGAATTTCTGACACCAGGTTGCCATGTCATAAGAATTTTTGATGAATAGTAATGGGGTTCCCTCTGAGAACATGGATGAAAGCTCTTCATAGTCACCTCTCATCATCAATCTTTTATCTTTACCCTTTGTTAAGGTTTCTCTTTTATCCGATTTTGATAGCAATCTACAGATCTCTTCAGATAGGTTTATGAGTATGCGTGCTTTTATAAATAATATTAAAATTTCCCTGACTCCTCCTATCTGGTTTTTCTTGAAGATCTGAATCACCGTCTTGTAATTTTTTGAGTTCAAACCAGAGAAAGACATAGCAACCTCACAAGCTTTGTATAGCTTCTCATCATTCACTATTTCATAGACTAGTTCAATGCACTTGGTTCTTGACCCTATTTCTTTAATAGATTTGACATCATCCATCTCCACAAGATCCTTGATTTCTTTGACTGATGCTTTAAAGGTAGCATAGTCGGCAAGATTCTTATTTAGGATATCATGCATTTTCCTCTTTGTTAACCAGGAAGATCTAGGTGCAAAATTTTCAGAATGAGCATCTTGTAGTGCGATACCTAAACTCACAGCTTTGAGGCTGAAGTAGTGACTTTCGGGCTTGTCACTAGTTATATGCTTAACATCTTCCTTTGTTGTATGATCTCCAAAGAGATGTTTTATTTTGCCTATATCATTCCTAGAAGATAGTTCTTCCCTAAATTTTAATTCCTCCTTTGCTATTTTGCTCAGGATTTTCATTGAATCTTGCACCTTGTTCTGTCTATCTTTATTGTACATCATGCACCAGTATATCTCATTAAAAGTATACTTTATCGGAACATAATCGCCATTTGTGAATATTCTGGGAACTTTGCCAACAACTCCTGTTGTTGTCTCATCCAGTGTACCAACATCTTGATCTCTTTTGACATTCATCTGCCTTATAAATTCAGAAGTGTGTCTTGAGCATGTCTCTTCGGAAAATCTCACAGTCCTTTGGAGGACTAGCGACTGCAAGACGGATGATATCCTTTGTGGGAATTTTGACATCAGGCCCTTCATCTGTTTATCTCCCAGGGATTTCATCATCACGTATCTGGTAGTCTGGATGGTGGTGGAAGTGCTAGCTTTATTCTCAAGATATATAAGAGACATCAAACCATAATTACCATAATTGATCTCCTCTTTTATGCATTTTGCCAGTTCTTTCTCTGGCTCAATCAACTTTTCTGCTGAACCTAGTAATGACAAATTAACTCTAGCTCTAGATCTGGCCCAGTGCTTCAACCTGTCTGTATCAACACTCAGCCAATCTGATTCCCAATGATTTCCTACGAGCTTCCACTCTCTAGCAAGGATATGTTGCAGTGGTTCAACTGAAGAAATTATCTTAATGAATTCAACATTTGATTCTGTGCGCAGTTGTGGTCCTGGAGCTATGAGTAGCCACACTCCCTCGAACCCGGAGTGTGCTAAGACATACTCCCTAGCCTTCCTCCTTCTCATCGAGTTCAAAATTATCTCTCTTGTGATTCTTGAGTAGAATTGCAAAATGAAGTCAAACCCATTTCCTGATAAATAATCTATGGATCTGGCCATAAGATTATGAAGATTGTGTCCTGTGACTTCCTGTTCTGGCAACTTGCTACGCTGTAGAAATTCTGTTGGGTCCCATGAATTCACAAGATCAATAAGCTCACCCACGATATTTTCATGTTGTTCACTTAGCCCTATGTGAGTTGGTGGTTTCCTGTCGATCTTCAGGTTATTCATTTTTATGTATTTCTTCCTGCCTGGACCCTGTATCATCTCTTGATTCAATTCACTCTCAGTTAGGTTGAGTTTAAGAATTGGATAACTCTCAAACTCCTCCTTACTGGTTCTAGTGGATAAGATGTGATCAACATATCCCCCATACATTCTAGTAGACATGAACATGTCCCATTGCTCAGACCGGTTTGGAGTGTCCAGCTCATCTGTCAACTGTGGTGCACCAAGTTGCAAAAGAACTGGTAGCTTGTCAGTTGTTGGATCAACACCCTTCAATTTATCAAAATCTTCCTTAAGCAGATTTTCAGTTGTTGGTTCTGGATGAGGGAAGGGTCTAGGTAATTTGTCCATTGTCAGAATTGTGTTGGACAGTTCATCTAGATAATCCAGCACATCTTGAGAACCCAGATCAATTTCTCCATACCCATCTCTCAGTTGGTTCATTGCTGCATGGAATCTTGGCTGAGAAGAATCAATACCCATCTCAGTCAAAATTTCTGAGTTCCAATGATCCTCGTCGAAAGAGAATGGAAAGTTGATGGTCAAATCTTGACTAACTTGTTGCCTGAACGAGTCTCCCTCATGTGTGGAATGAACAAGAACCAGGTTTTCCACAAATCTTTTCAGTAGATTCATGTGGATATTTGGAATTTTGACAATGGAGTCCTCCCATTCCGCGTCAGTGAGATCCACAACCAATGGTGTGTATTGCACAACATACACACTATTTGCCTCGATGAATGAGAACAAATCATTGTACTTTGTGTTCTTTTCCTCAGACATTCTCTCATGATTGTATGTCAGTGAAACTTCACAGACTCGAAGCACCTCATTCTCAATGGAGTACAGATCAGGCTTCAATGACATGAGATGTCTGTCGGAACTGACAAGACCAATAGAAGACAAAGTGAGAGACTCCTTTGAATAATGTTTGCTATCAATCAAACCAAGACAAAGAATGTCATGCATAAATCTCCTATATTGCTGATACTCAGCTAGAGTCTTTGGGATGTAGGAATCAACTGCTCCAACAGAGAATCTGTCCAGGTCCGCTGATGCTCCCAATCTTCTACTGATGTTAGAAGACACTACAGAAGTTGCCTGAATGGTCGATGTAACTGTCCTGTACATGGTGATGATTTATATTGTTTCTTATGAATGTGGG